AAAGTCAGAATATTGTAATTTATATTCTTGAAAAGTTGAATTGTCAGCCCAGAATATCCAATCATTTGAACTGATATTTGAATTTGTTGTATAGTTAGTTAAATTAAACGATGGGCCTGTTGGACCTACTGGACCTTGCGGACCTTGTGGACCTGTTGGTCCTGTTACTGATGCACCTTGTGGACCAGTTGGGCCAGTTGGACCTGCTGGGCCTGCTGGACCTGTTGCACCTGTAGAACCTTGTGAACCTGCCGGACCTGCTGGACCTTGCGGACCTTGTGGGCCTCTTTCATTTGTAACGCTTAAATTTAGAGGTGTTGAAGTTACTGTAATTGTCATTTTTATTTATTCCTTTATTACTGAGGTTGATATCTAATTATAAATACAAACCTTAATGATTTTTTCTGTGCAGGATTTCCTGCTTCCCACTGAACTTTACAAACTACTATAAAAGGAGTTGTATCATCAGCAGTTGAAGTAAAGCTACTATTTTGATCAGATAATAATGTACTTGGTACAAGAAAATCAAAAGAACCTGCTGTACCTGTATTAAATATCTGATTACCTTTTGAGTATGATTGAGCAGTTGCACCTGCTGCAGAAGTTAAAGATGTTATTTTAACTGAACCTCTATTTCTTTCTACAGTAGCTGTAAAACATTCTGCCTTTATATCAAAAGTTGCAGTACTAAAATCTGTAGTATCATTTGTGTTTACACTTAATAAAAATTGATTACCTTCAGCAACTTCACGAACAATTACATTGTCCGCTCCACCTAGATAATTTTGTATGTTTGAAATTCTCATAGTATCTCCTATAGGTTAATTTATGAGTAATATATAACTATAGCTATATATTAATTAATGTTATGTTAATTCAGCACTAGCTGAAAAACCTGTTAAACTTGCACTTGTTGAATTTGATCCAATATTTATACAAACATTAGCATATTGTTTTGTACTTAAATTTGTTGGATTAGTTCCAGTGCTCCATGTAGCATCTATTGTAGGCGTATCTCTCATTGTAACAGGAAACCAAATATTCATATGTCTTAAATGACTACTTGAATGTCCTTGAAACGCTTCACCAACAATGCTGACCAATTGATAAAAATATCTTTGGCATCTTTCTAATGATTTATCAAAAGGAATTATTTCAAATTTGCTAGCATTACTACCAACTTCTAATTGTATTCCAGATATAAACCATGTATTATTTACTGTATCAGCCAAGTTAACTTGACCAACTGCTCTATCATCATCTGCTGTTGTATTCCAGTTTGTATTTAAAGTACCAGAATCAAAATCAGATCCAGCTGTTAACCACCAACTTACTTCTAAACTTTTATTATTATCATTATCAAAAGCTGATGTGTTATTAGTATCACCTGGGATAGTTATTAATTTTTGTTCCCATACATTTGCATTATCAATAGTATATAATTTACTTATATGTCTATTATCATCATGATTATATAAATCAAAAATATAGTTACCTGTTTTGCTAGATTTAACCCAAAAAGTTACAGTTATATCTTCTGCATTAGTTGTACCATATTTTAATTTTTGTAAATTTTGTCCTTCTATAATTTGTTTAAATTTAAATTTAGAACTAGCGCCTAAAGTAGGTACTGTTGTATTTTCTAATTTATAAGATCTACTTAATACTGTATTATCTGGTGTATCATTAGAATGTGAATGTACCCAAGTTCCAGAATTATTAATATCTGAATACCACATATCTGTTAAAAGATAACCTGGATTAGCACTAGTAGTAGATGAAGATCCTCTTTGATGAATTAAAAAATCTCCGTTAATAATTAAATTTCTATATTGATTATAATCAAAACCTAATAAAACAGGTGCAATTGAATTATTACCAATTGTGCTAACATTAGTTGTTGGGTTCCAATTACCAATACTTAAACCAGCAGAAAATGCACCTCTTGAAAATGAATTATTTAATCTTATCCAAATATATAAATCTGTTGTTGTAGGTATATTTTGTATTTGAAAATTTTGACTTGAACTTGCAGCATAATTTCCTGTAGGAGCATTAAATGTTTGTATTAAAATTCTATTAGCTTCTGTTGTGCTAGCACCACTACCATAATAAATTTCAACACCTTCAACATTATTTTTTGATGGCATAGTAAAATTTATATCAATATAAGGAGTAGTTGCAGAAGGGAAAGTATTATTTAAAGTTAAATTAGTAGCAACCCCTAAATTTTGATATCCTCTTGTAGATGATATAGGTGGAGCAGGGGCAGTAGCTGTTAAAGTTCCTACTGTATAATCTGCAGCATTATATTCTTGAGCAGTTATAAAATATCCTTGAACTCCACCATTTAATTCTGTTTCTGAAATACTATTTATTTTAAATTGACTACCTAATTCAGATGCAGCACTAATTTGATTATATGAAGTCCAAGTAGAATTAAGTATATTTGTTGTTACATCAATACGAAAGTTTCTTTTAACTGCTCCAAATTTTATATTATTAACATTAAATATAATTTTTGCACCATAAGAACCATAAGGAGAAGTTGTAGATCCTGATGTATCTAATTCATAATATACAAATGAAAATATTTCACCAAGTTTATTATTTAATTTAGTTTGTTCATCTGTTAATTCATTACTTAAATCAAAAAATTGTCCATTAATACAATCTTTAAAAAACTTTAATAAATCAATATAATTTGCTACTGTTCCTGGAACATAAAATTTTGCCTCTTCATAAGTATCAGGATATACATAAGTTTCATAAAAATTAGTTGATACATTATTTTCTTTTATAACGTATTCTCCAATAGCATTACTAGATGAACCTGATGATGCATTAGTTACAAAATTATAACTAAACACATTGTTTTGATCTAAATTATAATAAGTGCCTTTAATACCTATTATATCATTAACTTGTAAATTTGCGGCTCTTGTATCTGTTCTAAATGAAATAATTTTATTACTCCTAGATTTATTCATTATAACAGTACCAATTCTTTGAGCCTCAACATTGGTATTAATAAATTTTAAATTTAAATCTTTAGATAGTACTGGTTCATTAAAGTATTTAGTACCATATTCTAAAAACACTTGATCTTCTTGATATTCATTTGCTTTAGATTTAAATTGTAAATTCATTTCATTTAATGTAGAATTAAAACCATCATTAAGTACAGTAACATTACCATATATACTGGTTTCATCAAAAATATTATTTGATCCGCCATAAGAAATTGATCCCGTTGTATCGGAAAGCATTTGAAATTTTCCTAAAGTATAACTAAATATAGATTGAGAATTACTAACAATATCAGAAATATTTAAATCTTTTGAATCATTTGTATTTACATAACCGTTACATTGATATCTTTTACTAGTAACAGAATTTCCATCAGAATCATTATGTGTAACAGATTCGTCACAAAATTGTTTATGAGAATAAAATGAAGGTATATCTAAATCACTATCTGAAATAGATTGACCACAACCATATACTTTATTAGTTAAATAATCCGCTAAACATTCAGCAGGATTAGATGAATAAACTCCAGCTAATGTTCTAAGTATAACCCTAGGTAATTTTGCTGTAAAATATTGTTGGTGTCCATTATAAGTCCAAGTAGCTGAATTACCATAATCATCTGTTCCAGGTTGAGTACGTAATCTTCTTGACCCCCATGTTTCAAAAGTTTCACCCCCAGTTAAAGTTGATGCCGCATTATAAGCCAAACTTCCACTTAATATACCATTTAGTCTACTAGCATATTCTTCTTCTGTAGCATTTTGATAAGGATAGGCAGTTGGCCTAAATTCCATAGTTACAATTGGCCATAAATTTTGTGAAGTATTTCCTTGAAAATCAGTTGTAGTATAAACAAGCCAAACTCTTGTTTCTGCATTTCCTGCAACATTGTCAACAGATGAAGATGTATAATTATTTCCCCATTGCTTAATATGTAATGCATTAACTATTCTATAACCATCGTCTGCAACTATATTTCCATTTGAATCCGTATAACTTGTTGGAGAAAATGGAGAATATAATATATTATTACTACTATGACTTCCAGTTACATGTTGTTCTCCCACTTCTACAAAATCTAATTCTATTTCTGCACCTGTACCTAAACCAGTTGCTGCCGATCCGTTTTGCCAATCACTAATTGTTATAGGATTAGTTGCATAATCTCCTAAATCTACAATTTGATAAGTACCTGTTTTAAAAACTTTACTATGACTACTACCAATAGATGTAGTAAAACCGCCTGCATAACTATACACCCAATAAGCAACTTGATGTCCTGAAAAATTACCAAATGTAAGGGTTTCATCAAAAATTTGAGGATTAGTTATTGAACCTTGAATAGTTGTACCTGTTGGAACAGGGCCTATTAAACTATTAGATGATAAAGTTCTAATTAATTTACCTTCAATTTCAAAACCTAATTTAGTTGTTAAACCTGTAACATTATCTTCTCTATCGTAATTTAATTCTACATATACATATGCAACATCAGGTAAATATCTAGTTTGTGCATTTGAAGCCCATTTACTGCTAAATGTTTCCATCTCTAAACATCTTCCACCGTCAGGATGTTTTACAATTTTTAAATTATCATTTAACCAAGAATCAGTATTGCCATCAGCATGAGTAGCATTAATAACATTACCATTTAGATCAAAAGATAATTCATAATCATCCCAATATATACCACTAGTAGTTCCATAATTACTAGTGCCTATTTTATGAATTGGGCCTTCACATAAAGCAATAATAAAAGCCATTGTTTTATTATCACTGCTTATGTCTGCAAATATAATAGATCCATGTATTTTATCTTGTCCATATACAACAGGAAGTTTATTAGCTGGATCTGAAGGTATCCTTTGTTTAACACCTGGGTCTGCTTGAGAGGGATTACCTTCATTACCTGGCATATCAGGGCCAAATAATTTTTGTGTAATATATGATACTGCAAGTGATAAAGCAAATCTAAGAATTGCTCCTTGAATTGTTTGTGCCGTTATTGCCCCTATAATAGGTGCTGCCGCTGCCATATATTATCTCCATTCGTAAGTTTTTTCAATTAATTTAAAATTTAACTTATCAAACTTAATATTTGTTCTATCATTAGCTAATTGAGCCATTAAGACTCTATCAATTTTATTGTTTTGTTTTAATTTTGTAAACTCATCTTTATACATTTTAAACATTCTATAAAATGCAGATGATGTTCTTTTATCTTTATGAACCCATGTAACAATTGTTACAAGTTCATTCATTGCAGTAAATACATTTCCGTTTATTAAACCCATAATGCATCCTATTATTTTATTATTATCTTTTGCAATAATAATTTTACCATTTTGCATACATAAATTTATTAAGGTTTCATAATATTGATCAGTTACAATTAAACCTTTTACATGAAAATCAGGAAATTCTTTTACTGCTTCAACTATTTCTTTTATACCATCTTTAATATCTTCTTTACTAGCTATTCTTATATTCATATTTATTCTCCATTAATCTTGCCCAAATTTAGGGTTAAAGTTTGCCATTGCAGCAACAAATTCCATTGATCTATCACCTGATGAAGTTTTTTTAAAAGAACTATCAGAAGTAAATCTGCCATTTGTACTACCTAATATAGTACCTAATATATTTTTACATTCTAAACTTATTTTAATTTTACCAAATTCTTGATTTTCTTCATCAACAGAATGTGAATATATTACACCTTTCCATTTTATATAAGCACCAGTATATGGATCAGAATTAGTTTCATTAACTGTATCAGAATCATCATTCATCCAACCTTGATAAATAGTTACTATACCTCCAATACCATTATATTTTTTTAAAACAGGTATTATTGTGTTAGGAACGCCATTTAATTCAACAGTTATTTGATTTGTTTTAACATCTTTAGTTTCTTCAACAGCAGTTAAATTTAAAATACCTGCACCAGGATAATAAGTTGCATAATTTACACCATTATGAAATTCTAATCTTTTAGAAGATGTGTTTAAATTCAAAGAATTTTTTTCATCACTATCTGGTTGTATTGATATAAATTGTATAGGATATCCGCCCTCAGATGCTGTATGCTGATTGCTAAGACTTCTAGCCATTATAGTACCTCCTGAAATTCAAATTTATCATATTTATATAAATTTTCTGTTTTATTTTTAGGTATAATAGTTACAGCAGGTTTTTTAGTTAACATTAATTTTAAATTAACATCAGGGCCAGTTTTAACTGTAGTAAAATTAATAATATTTAAATTACTTGTTTGATAAGTATTAAGTAACTGAATAAGACCTGTTGTAGTTGTAGTAGTTGCTGTATTTAAATGTCTTTGAATTGTATTACTTCCTGAAGCATTACTCCAAGCAACCCCAACACTTGCATTAAAAGATGTATCAAAATCAATAAAAGCTATATTTAAAATTGGATCAACAAAAACACTTAATATTCTTTGAACATCATTAGTTGATACCAAACTACTAGTAGGTTGTAAATAATCCCCAACATTATATGTTTCTATTGGATTATCTATTTCAATTTGATTTGGAGAAGTATGAACAGCTTGAACTACATCTCTTAATTTTGTAATAGGATTAAAATTAACCGCAACAGGGCCAGTTGAGGTAGTTAATTCCATTGTTATATCTCCATACTCAGGCCCAAATTGTAAAGTAAAATAACCTACATGATCAATTTTAGTTTCACCAAAAACTTCGGGAAAAGCAGCTGTAGGAGAAGTTACTTGTTTAATAATATTATGTGTTTTTAATACATGCGTAGAATTTGTAGCTAATATTGTATTGTTAATATAATTATAAATTTGTAAAGCATTTTGTAAATAAGAAGGTAAAACAATTGTTACATCATTACCATTTCTATCTTTTAAAGTTGTACCATCAGAATTTTTAAAAGTAATTAAACCATTTCTATATGGATTTGTTATAGTTTGTAAAACTGTTTCATTAGTTAATGTAGCACCAGTATAAGATACTGCAGTTAATTGAACTCTTACATTTGGTAATTTAAATACAAAAAGTAATTTATCATTTGGAGGCCCAACACCTGTAGATGAAACCCCAGATACAACTTGTGTTAACTTATTGTTTTGATCTGCTCTAGATTGAGATATATTAGCATAAGGGCCAGAAGTTCCAGCTGTACCATTAGCACAAAAATCTAAATAACTTGCAATATCAGTAGCTGTAAATAGTCCTGGAGGAATATGAACAATTGCTTGAGTACCATCAAGATATTGATATGGTGTATTTGTACCTGCATTTACAAATGTAAATATACCTGTAGGAAACGTAAAAGGAGGAGTAGGATTTGAAAATGAACCGTCATCAAAATCATATTCAACCATTTCTGCATTATCGCCTTTACCATTAACAATATAAAATGAATTAGTATATCCGCTTGATACAGAACTACCATATCCTATAGCAGATAATAACGGTGTAGATAATCTGACTTTGCATGTACCATTACTACTAGATCTAAAATAAGCACCTGATTCATTTATAGGTTTAGATATTTGATATACTTTAGCATGATTTGCAAATTGTATAAAATCACCTACTTTAAATATTTTTTCAACATTAGATGCTAAATTACATAAAACAATTGTTCTTAAACTTGAATAATCTGTAGTTAAAAATTGAATACTAGTAGAACCTGTGGCTAACGGTGTAGTAACACCTGACATAATATTATTACCATTATTAGAACTTATATTAGCTGTTAAAAATTTAATACCATCATCTATTGAAAATAATTCATTCTCAACTTCTAAATATTGTTCTTCAGATAAAATAGGAAGATCTACATCTAATGATATAATACTTGGGCCTAATCTATGCGTTCTTGCATAACCACCAGTACTAACAGACCTAGCAGAAGGAGCAGATCTATTTATTGATATGTCGTTAGCATATTTGAATATTGAACTTGTTGCCATTATCTACCTCTTCCTCTTACGCCTTGTGAATTTCTTTGAAATGTTCTATTTGCACCACCTACTTCAGCAGATGATTGGGCTATTACACCTTTTATTTGATCAATTGATCTTTGATCTACATTACCGCTTATATTAATATTTGTTATATTAGTTGATCCCATTGTATTATCAGTTTTATTTCTAGGTATAACAACCTCTCCAGGTGTTAACATAGTAGGTATTCTATCAGTGTATGGTGCACCACCAGGTACAACACCACCTTTATTCATACCAAAAAACCCTTTTTTTGAACCTAATCCCATAAGATTAGATCCTCCACCTCCTCCAAATAAACTACTAAATAAACCACCTATTTTACTACCACCCATAGAACTAAATAAAGAACTAGATTTAGATATTAAACTGCTCATAATATTACCTTGTTCAGACGTAGCTGAGTTTAAAACTTTTTGTTTCATTATTCTTTGATCTAAAAATGTATTAAATAATTTTTCAACTAACAATTCAGCAGATCTTTTAACGATTGTATCTGATATACTAACTAATACATTTTTAAATGCGTTTTTAGTTGTTTCTAATAATGAATTACCTTCTTTTATTCCTTGAAGCCATGTATCTCCAATTATTCCGCCAATTATTTTACTGTCAACACCAATTAAACTTAATTGTGCTCTATATTCTTTTACTTGACCTAATCTTTTTTGATGTGCTTTTATATGTGCATCAGCCAATATATCTATTTGATCTTTTTCAGGATTACTACCACCTGCATCTATACCACTAAATCTTTTTCTCATTCTAAACTTAGTTTTCATAGATTCAGCTAATTCTAAAGCTTGTGAATTTGCTCTACGGTCTTTAATATCTTGAACAATTTGTTTTCTGTTTTGAGCAGAAGCATCGTTTTGTGCCTTAATTGATTTTTCAATAGCCTTTGTGTTATCATCAAATCTAGAACCTTTTAAATAAGAAAATTTAGCCTCAGTCGCTTCATCCCAACTAACTGTTAATCCTCTTATTTCAGCTTCTAATATTTGTATAGCAGCAACATTAGCATCTTTATCAAGGCCACGATTAAATAAGTTTCTAAATTTTAAGAAACTTATTTTCATTTTTCTTAAATTTATACTAAAATTTTTTAATGCTCCATTTATTAAATTACCTATTTCATCTTTAAAAATAATAATTCCTGCAGCAGCAAGTTGTACACCTGTAATAAATAAACCTAATGGATTTGCTCTCATAGATATATTCAAAGCTGCCATAGCGCCTGTTGCCCCTTTAGCAGCTGTTCCCATTATAACTAATTGAGCACCAATACCTCCAATAAAGCTTACTATTTTTAAAGCTAAAAATATTTTAACAGCTTTTACAAGACTATCAAAATTTTCAACAATAAGTTTTATAAATTTCCCTAAATTTTTAAATCCATTAGCAAGACTTTTACCAATTCTTTCAGCTAATATTTTTAATTGAGCATCATTCTCTTTAAAATTACCAACTAATTCTACTAACTGTGCTTTAACACCTGCAAATAAAGGAACTGCTGCTGCTTGTCTAAATCTGAAATAAGCATCTTCTACAAATGAAACTTGTGCTTCTAATGTTTTTTCAAAATCTCCTGTTGCTTTAGAAAATTGTCCACCATTAGCAAATACTTCAAAAAATTTTTTTCTTGTTTCTTCTATTGAAACTTTTGCACCTGCTTCAAAACCCAACATGGCTCTAACACCACGCTCTCTAAATACATCAGCGGCAGCAATACCACCAGCAAATGCTCTTTGAATTTGTTCAGCAGTTTGTCTAAAATCTAATCCTGTAGCTGCAGCAACATTACCAGTTACTTCTAATATTTTATTTAAATCACCAGCATCTTTAGATATAACAGCTAAATTACCTGAACCCGCTGCAATAGCTTCTAGAGAAAACGGTACTTTAGAAGCAAAATTATTCATTACTTTAAATGCTTTTGATCCTTCTTTAACTGAATTAAATAATAGTTTAAATCTTACTTGAAGTGATTCAGTCAATCTACCAGCAGCAAATGTATCTTTAACAAATTTTCCAAGTCCAAAAGTTACAGCGGCTAATGATGCGGCTACACCAACTTTTAATGTTGTTCCTAATGCAGAAAAAGTTGCTCTTGATTTTGCGGCAGCTCTTTCTAAATTACCTAGCCTTTTTTTAGCAATTAATGCTTGTGTTCCTAATTTTGTTAAACCACTATTTAATTTAGTGATCTGTCCCTGGCCTGTAACATTAGTAGTAATGTTTAGTTTAACAGCCATGTGTTAATCCTATAAGTTAATATAATATTATATCTATACTCGGTTAATTATCCGTCAGTTACTTCAACAGTAACTTCATCAAAGTACTTTTTAAAAGCGCTTTCTATAAATTTTGTAGGTGCTTGTTTTGAATGTCCATTATTTAAAAATTGAATATAAGTTACACCATTTGTTACAATAATTTCTTGTGGTTTATTTTTAGGTGTTAAAATTTGTATGTTAGAACTACTTCCTTCTTTACCTTTAAAATATTTTTCAGTGTAACCAATATACCAACTATTTCTAGCTTGTCCTGTATCGACAGGTGTCATTAGTTTAACATCAGCAAATGCTTTTAAAGATCTAGCCCTAATTTCTTTTTCTACTGTAGTATCTATATCCTTTTTTAAATCACTAACTGCTGATTTTAAATTAATAGTAGTTATACCCATTTAAATTACCTTACCTTTATTTATTCCCTTTTTAATTACATATTTTTGTGTACCATTAGCACCAATTTCTACTTCTTTTTTAAGGTCTTTAAATAAGGTTTTTTGTTTTAAATCTTTTTTTGAATTTTTAATAAATTCTTCTAATTTTTTTGTATCTCTCATAAAAACCTTTCAAGACAGGCGGTTTTACCCGCCATATCTATTATGTTTTAGATTTTTTATTTACCATATTTTTTAATTCTTCAAAACCTATTTTTAATTTAACGTTATGATTTTCAGAATCATTTTCTAATAATTTTAAAGATGGAAACAAATCTTTTATTTTTAAAGGTTTAGTACCTTGGTAAGTTGTTTGGGCTATTATAGCAGATCTATGATCATCTCGCCAACCATAAGGTCTTTGATTAAAATAAGCAATCCAACCAGAGTATTCTTTAAATGACATATTATATATAGTATCTAAAGTAACACCTAATTGATGTGCCATTTCATATTCTGCTAATCTTTCTTCCCCAATTCACCACCTTTATCATCCTTAGCACTAAGACCATTATAAACAAGTATTTCATTTGACAATTCTGTTAATGCTTGTATTGGGAATTGTTCAAAGTCTTTATCTTTCATAGTTTCAGCACCAATTACAGTTGATTTAAATATTGAACTTAAAGTAGCTAAACCAGATACATCATCTTTGCTTGCATCTAAACTTTTTTGTAAATCTTTAACAGCTTTAACTGTCAATTGTTTTATTTCCACTTCCTGTCCCATGAACGGGATTTTCTTCGTTATGTCTATTATCTTTATATGTTTCATTCTCTACCTCTTCTGGTTTTTTATATAAATGTTTATTATTTGATTCAAAGTCTTCCATTAATTTTCTAATTTTATGTAGAACATCTAATGTTTCAAAAACTTCA